TGAATTGCAGATTGCCCAACACAATGTTAAGGATGCAGGTGAAGTTGCTAGATTGCATGAGGCGCAAGCTCAAATTATGTCTATCGAGGCCTATTTGGCCGATATTTCGCAAGGTTATAAGCTTTCCTCTATTATGGCTATGACAGGAATTCTAGAGGAAAAATACAACTACCTCCGCCAGTCTAATGATTGGTTTGCCCCGCAAGCAGGTGCTGCCCTCGCAGTTGCCTGGAGTTCCGCGGTTGCTAATGTGGCCTCCGCCGCTGAGTCTGAGTCCCGTACGGCTCTCAACGCTCAGGAGCTCAAGGATTTGCAAAAGTGGTTCGAACTGAATTGGGAAAAAGAAGTCCCTGTCCAAATACGCAATGAGAAGGGTGAAGTCGTTGAGACGAAGACGATGAAGGTGGCCGAAACTCTGGCTATTCTGAAGACTGCCGCTGCCGAAACTGCTCAGCTCGAAACAGGCAACGCTCGTTGGGATTTGCGTAACTCTCGACTTCGTCTCGCTCATGATGTCGTTCGTTCTTTCGCCGCCGCTGCCGGCATTGCAGGCGCCTCGTACGTTGGCCGCAAGGCCGCAGGTCCTGCGGGACCCGAAGGTTATGAGGAGATGCGTGATGTTTATGGCCCCTCTGGGGATCAAATCGGCGCCACGTACACTCGCCGCAGTTATTTTAGGAGAAACTGAACAATTCTTCCAACCTTTTGAACTTTGCCGTTTGTTCTTTTTTGTTGTATTTTTGTGCTGTAAACCAATAACCTCAATATTATGAAAAAAGGAAGTAAAAATTTCAAGCCTGGCGATTTGATTGTTGACGTTCTCGATTATGCTTTTACCGAGTGGCTCGTTCGTCAAGGAATATTCGTCTCTTTTAAGACGAACTACGATGTCGTCGTTTCGCCCTACGGTGGTTTTCGCGACCGTTTGCGCGCCCATATTCGGCGTTCTCTTTGTGACCCGAACTTAGGCCCTACCTATCTCATTTCTACCGCTTTCTTGTTTGATTCGACGCCTGAGGGTTATGATTTTTGGAGAAAATATTCCGATGCCTGGAGGCGTTTTTATCTCAGATTTCAATCGAAACTTTAAATTACATTGTTATGACACAGATTCACGTTGTTATTCGTCGCGTCAACCCGGCTCTCAAAATTGACCTCGCCCAGGTAGGCTACATCAAGGATGGTCAATTCGTATCCCTTCCGCTCAGCGCTCTTATGGATACTCCTTTCGCGCGTTTTCTGAATAGTTCTTTCATTAGCGATTCGCTTTACGTCGATCATTCGGAAATTTTTGAACTTGTCACTACCTGTGGTAGTCTCCCTCATTTCCGAGTTGATTTTTTTGATAATACTCTTGTTCTCATGTTTGATTTTAATCTCGATTGCGATGAAGGCCCGTCGGAAAAAGAAAGGAAGAGGAACTAAGGTCGTCACCCGTCCTCTTGGTGGAAGAGTTCTTTAATTGCGATGCTCCCGGGAGAGGTTTTCTCTCCTTGGGAGCTTTTGTCCGCAAACTCACCGGATTTATCCGGTATATAGTCCACGGAGTGGAGCCATGGAGGCCGAAGACGCGAAGCGTCCCCGCCGTTAGGCGGTCGGCCGGCGTAACGAAGTAGTTCTCGCGCTCGAAAGTACCGCCTTTCGAAGCGCAAAGTATTTTTCTGTGATTATGGATAAGTTTGATTTTCGTCCCCGTTTTTCTCCCGTTATCGACAGTATTCCCTACCGTTTTTCTGTTGCAGCATATCGCGGTAAAAAGCGAGTTGTTATCGCCTGGTTTTCCGACGAAGAGTCTGCCAACGATTACCTCATTCGCTGTCGTTTCGATCATCCTGCCATTAAGTTTGACTGCCTTCAAAGTCTTCTGTAATGCCCTGTTCGTCGCCCATATGGATACGTAATCGTCGCTATTTCGACAAGAAGAATCCCTGTCGTGACGGCTCCGACGTCGCAAAGTCTGCTTTGGCTCTCCGCCCCTGGGACATAGCCCGTCAGTGGCTTATGGTTCCCTGCGGAAAGTGTGAAGATTGTTTGCGTCGTCAGCGTAATGATTGGTTCGTGCGTCTCGAACGCGAGCTTGCCCATTGTAAAGCTAATAGTCAGCAGGCTATTTTTATCACAATAACGATCGCTCCGAAGTATTATGACAAAGCTTTGCTTGATCCGTCCTGGTTTATCCGCCGATTCAACGAGCGTCTGCGCCATAAGTTAGGCCATTCGTTTAAACACGCCTTTTTTCAGGAGTTTGGCATTCATCCCGAAACAGGAAATGAACCTCGATTGCATTTTCATGGCTTTTTGTTTGGCACAAACGTTCTCTACAATACCATTCGCGCCGCCGTTCGAGATCTAGGTTTTGTGTGGTTGGCGAAGGCTACCCATAAGCGTGCTCGTTACTGCGTTAAGTATGTTACTAAACAGATTCAATTTAATCCCGAAGAAATTTCGGACAAATATGTTACCATAGATGGAAACCCTACACCTTTATCTTGCCTCCTCCAACATCGCCGTTATACGCGAAAATTCGTCTCTGCTGGCGTTGGTGATTTTCTTGGTTATATGCCTCGCCCTTCTGTTCGTACTTCGTCGTGGTCTTATTATGATTTTCAGAAGCGTATCAATTACAATTACTCGATTCCTCGATACTATCTTAAATATCTCAAACCGGAAGACGAGGTTTGTCGCTCGATTACCGCTGCTGACTCTTATGCACGTTTTAGCAAGTCTTCTCTGGTTAAGCGTATTGTGTCTCTGTGCGTTGAGCGGTTCGGCCTCGATTCCGCCGTATCCCGTAGAGCGTCGTATACGTGGGAGCAAAAGCAAATAATGCGCTTCGCCGCGTCTTCTTGCAAGATGCCAGATTTTGACCCCCCTACTTGGCTAGATCTGGATATTCTTCAGTTTTGGAGAGATCACTATAAACTACAACTAATTATTTAATTTATGGGAAAACAACCTTTTATTTCACATTCCGTAAATGGCTATTCTCGATACGACGTTCCCGAGAGTAAGGCTTTTACGTGTACACCGGGTATTTTGTATCCTGTGCGTATTGATTTTGTTAACGCTCGTGATCGTGTATCCATTGAACAAGGAGTTGACGTTCGCAGCAACCCGCTTGCTGTTCCGACGTTTAACCCCTATACCATTAGACTTCACCGTTTCTGGGTGCCTTTGCAGCTGTACCATCCTGAGTTGAGGACAAATAGCAGCAAGTTTGACATGAACGGGTTGAGTTTGAATTGGATTTGTTCTACGGTTCCCTCCGCTGGTTCTTTGAATTCCGGTTTTTTCGGCGCATCGTATACAAATTCGCTTTTTTCTTGGCTTCGCGTTGGCAATAAGTACAATGTTGGTGGTACCCCTCTTGCATCTGTTTCTCTTCCGTCCTCCGCCAATATGTCTCAGTGGTCCAATGCTGATACGTATTTAGCTTATTGGGATATTGTTCGAAACTATTATGGCTATTCGCAGTGGGGACTTTATTCTTTTGCGTGGCCTATGGCGAATAAGCTTATTTTTTCATCCGGTGGGTACGCTCTTGATCCTGAGAATTCTGGTGATTCCAGGTTTTTCACACAGTGTTATGGGAATCTTGAGTTCTTGGATGCTTTTTACGAGAGTCAATTTTATCCGTCGTCCTTAACGTCTACTAATAATACGTTCAATCGCGGCAACCTCTTTCTCCAGATCATTAGGTCGGACTTGAGTAGTGGTTCTGCTTCTGGTGATGGTTATCCCGTTGTCTCGTCTTACCCGAGTACATCTTTGTATGGTACCAAAGGTCTTATTTCGCAGACCCTCACGAGTACTGGCTCTGAAGCCTCTCCGGGTTTAGCTTATTTCTTAATCACTCACCCTATGGCCGTTGTGCCTTCAAATCCCGATCGTTTTAGCCGTCTTATTCCTGTAGGCTCCTCGTCTGCTGTTTCTATGACGGGCGTAACTACTATCCCGCAGTTGGCTATCGCTTCGCGTCTTCAGGAATATAAGGATCTTTTGGGCGCTGGTGGCAGCCGTTATAGTGATTGGTTGGAGACGTTTTTTGCCTCTAAGATTGAACATGTTGACCGGCCTAAGCTTCTCTTTAGCGCTTCTCAAACGATCAACGTTCAGCTTGTGATGAATCAGGCAGGAAACAATAATTTCTCCGGCGGCCAGCCCCTTGGCCAGCAGGGTGGTTCTATCGCATTCAACGATCGTTTGGGTCGTCGACAGTCTTATTATTTTCGTGAACCAGGTTATTTGATTGATATGCTGAGTATTAGGCCCGTTTATTATTGGAGCTTTATTAAGCCTGATTATCTCAACTACACTGGTTCGGACTATTTCAATCCTATTTACAACGATATTGGTTATCAGGACGTTCCGGCTTTCCGTATAGCGTTTAACGGTAATCCCGGTGCCAGTTCTGCGTCTGAGCCGTGTTTTAATGAGTTTCGTTCGTCTTATGATGAGGTACTTGGCCAGCTTCAAGCTTATCATATGGATCCTGCCGAGGGTGGCTCCGGCGTTCCACTTTACTCTTACTGGGTTCAGCAGCGCGCCGTTTTAACTTCCAGTGGTACCGGCTCTTTGCCTGAGTCCTATTATTATCCGTTGCTTTTTGTTGATTTGTCGCAGGTGAATTCGCCTTTTGTCTCGACCGTGGAAGATAATTTCTTTGTGAATATGTCTTATTCGGTTCAGAAGAAGAATTTGGTGAATAAAACATTCGCGACCCGTTTGTCTAATCGTTAACACATTGATTTTATGGCACTTGATTGGCTTATTGAGGATGCTCCCGCTTATGTTTCCCGCGGCCAGCGAATTATGTCCGTCCTTGACGGTTCTGGCTCCGTAGATGTTTTGCCTGGCCGTCCGGACGTGGTGGTTGAGGCCTCTGACTTTGATAAGGGCGAAAAGTTCAATCCCGAGATTGATTTCGATCCTAACTCCTTTTCCCGCATGGACAAGTTCGATGGTCTCGAGGTTGGCCAGGAACTCATTGATTCAGAGATAGAGAGGTCGAAGTCTGCTGCGAAACCTTCTAAAACTGAAGAAAAATAGTACCCTCTTTACTTGACGATATATGCTACGTGCGCGAACCCCTTCTGCAAGAGTTCGTGAATTGCTGAAGGTTATTGGTAACGACTGCGGGAGAGGTCGCGCATTTTTCTATCGTTCTTTATTTATTTATTCAATTGTTTACACCATTGTGGCGAGGTGACGCATTTCGCGCTTCGGAGAAGCGCCCCGAACGAAGTGAGGGTGCGGCACCGTAGCTTCCCCCTAAATTTCTAATATCATGTCTGACGTCAAACAACCGTTCTATAAATCAAAGGCTTTTTGGACGCTCGTTTCATCTATTATTGCTGCATTGGCTACTTTTTTTCTTACTTCTTGTTCGGCTCAGGCTAGGATGCAGCGTAGTGGCGTTCATATCGACACTGTTCGCGTTGATTACATTATTCGTTCTAACAATTTAACTCACATATAGTATGCCTATTCCTGTTGCTGCCGCCGCATCTTTTGGCCAGGCTCTTGGTCAGTCGGCTGCCTCTACCGGTACTACCGGTCTGATTACTGGCGCTCTCGGCCAGCTTTTTGGCGGCATGAACGCTCGTCGCCAGTGGAAGTTTCAACAAAAACAAATGAAGCTTCAACAGAAGTATGCCCTTGAGCAGATGCAAAAGCAGTCTGAACTTTCCTATGCTAATTGGCAAAAACAGTTTGATTACGAGAATGCATATAATGATCCTACGAAGGTTTTCGATCGCTATTTGAAGGCAGGTGTAACACCAGCCGCTGTCCTTGGTTCTTCTGGTGTTGGCGTAAATGCTACTATGTCAGGCGGTTCCGCATCTATGCCCTCTGCCTCTGGTCCTTCTGGTGGTGCACCCGTTGCCCCCGGTGGTTTTGCCGCTGCTGACCCTACTGCTATTGCGCAGAATATGCTTGCGCGTTCTACGGTTGATCGCAATGCCGCTGCCGCTGATCGAGATGAAGCAGAAGCTGCTAACCTTCGAGGTAATACTCATACGCGAGAATGGCGAGAGCAGATGGATAATTTTGAATTGCAGATTGCCCAACACAATGTTAAGGATGCAGGTGAAGTTGCTAGATTGCATGAGGCGCAAGCTCAAATTATGTCTATCGAGGCCTATTTGGCCGATATTTCGCAAGGTTATAAG